CACTGCACGCTCTCGTACCTCAGGGGAAAACTTGCTTGATTTCTTGTTCATGGCTCTATTCTCTCAAGAGTTAGAGCCTCCTCAAAACCCGGGGCGGTTCAAAAACCTATTTCATCCGTACTTCAAATTTACAGAGCAAGACCTTGTTTATCGGTGATAGCAATATGGAGCAATACTATCCACGGATAGACAAGCTCATTTCCGAAAAACCATCCGCGTATCAAACTGCAATTTTTGCCACGGCCGGTGGTTGCCTCCCAATTCCACATGTTGTGAATGAAAATGACCACGGGATTGATCGGACCATATGCAATGGCTTTACCGAATTTGTACAGGACAAATTTTTGAATGATCCCGAGGTCAATACTGTAGTTATTTCAGGATTATGGGTGAGCTATCTTTCATCTTCCCTGCGCTGGTATGAGGACGGTAAAACAAGTGAAATTATTCAAATCCGAAACCACGCCTATTGGGCGGCGATGAAAAGTCTGAAAATTTATCTGGATTCTTTCAAGAAGCGGGGAAAGCGAGTTTATTTGGTACTCGGAATTCCAACGTCAACTCAACTTGATCCTAGAAATTTAATCAGGCGTTCACTTGCAGACTTTCCTTCAGTGTTTCGAGTGAGCAAGGGAGGTTTAAGCAAATCTGATGACTTTTTCGAATCGTATCTTCTTATCGAAGAAGACATGAGGGCGATAGCACGCGAAACTGGCGTCACAGTTTTGGCACCACTCCAATACTTATGCAGCCAGACCGAATGCCCAGCGACGGACGAAACTGGAATGCCTATCTATAAGGATCAAGGACATCTGGCTCCATATGGTGCTAGAAAATTTGCTACCTTTATCGATCAGACGTTGCAACCAGAGAGAGCTGCGCCTTAGGTACCGTAGGGGTATGCCGGACGATAAGGAAACGCCATTCCAGCATCGCCGGCCGGTGCAGAAACGATCGCCCGCAGAGCCGCGTCGTATTCCTGCCACTCGGCCGGATATTTCACACCTGCCTTTGCACAGCGGATGGCAACAAGATCGCTACTGTCAAGCGCAGTGCGGGCCTGAAGTTGTACAGCCCTCCACAGCTGCGCCGCGGACGGCTCCAGCAATTGCGCAGCCTCCGCTTCCGAAATTTTCTTGCTGCCAGGCGGAAGCAGGTAGGCGAATGCCTCGCTCTCCAGTTCATGCACTTGGCCGTTCGGGTCTTTGTATTTTTGCATTTCAATCCTCAACGAAGTTCGGCCCAGTCGGTCAGCGTTGCCGATCCGCCAAGCGAAAGGGAATAGGAGAAGCCAGGAGGCACAACGGTCCAGGTGCCAAAACCTTGACCAGTTGCCGATGCAGAACCGTTCACGCTGGCAGTTCCAACGCCGCCCACATTGAACTGCACATTGCCACCACCGCTTGAGGTGCAGGTGGCTCCAACCAGAATCGGCCGTCCGGTGGTGTTGTAGTAGGTAGTCCCGGCAGATCGGGTCGGGTGTTGCCAAGTCTGTCCATAGCCAATACCGGAAAGCGCGCTAAGTGCAAGCCCGCCCGTGCCCTGCACCAGAGATGGAGCTGAGGCCCAGGTCCCGGCGGTCACACAGGAGATATCCAAGAAACCAACGACTCGATACGGTGAGTTCGCTGAGACTGCGCTGGCTGCGTAGATCACTCCGGACGAGTTAGCACCTGCGCTTATGGTCGTTGGCGAAATAAGATTGGTTTCATCCAACTGCAGACCGCCGGCCATATTCACTACGCAGAGTACAGGGTTACCTCCGTTATATGCCACGAGAGAGACTAATCGGCTAGTCTGTCCTGATACCATCCCGAGCGTCGCACCTGATGGCACAGTGATGCTATTTCCGGGGATAGCTATCGCGGCAATAGGTGCTCCGTTGCTCAGTGACGAATTCCGAAAGTCGAGCGTCCCCCCCGCATATGAAAGCGTCAGCGCGTTCGAAGCGACACTAGCTGATATTGGTTGAATTTTGGCATTGGCAAGCTTTCGCAGCGCATTGACATAGTTCGCCTCCAAGGTGGAAATATCACCATCGTCGTTGGCATCCGATCCGCTGTAATCAGCGATCATCTGCCCAATCATGGCTGCAATGATGCTGGACTGTCGCCAGACCTTGTTCAGTTGGGCAGATTGGGCTGTCCCAGAAGAAAATCCCGATGTGCGCGCAGCCAGACCCGAATACGTCACTTGGTCGATGACGTTGGCACCGCCACCGGTACCGAACGCGAGAAATTGATTGACTCCCATATTCTTCCTTTAAAGAATTCGTGCCCACGCACCGGTATCAAAACCGGCCACGTATTGATTGTTCATATCGAAGCCGAACAACGGTGCCCCATCAACCGTTGTGACAACCGAGATGGAGACTCTGACGCCCTCTGGCTTGATGGGGATGTAGTTACCAGAGAGAAGCGCCAAGAAAACTGGAGATGGGATCTTTCCAGATACCCCGATGGTCATCGACATGTCCTGATGGTCCTCGATGAACACGTGCGTGCTTGAATCGAAGATGCTGTTCAGGATTGCGGCGGATCCCTCCAAGGTACCGTCCCAGTGGTTTGCCCCGATCTTGGCCTTGATGAGCAGGCGGTACGTGTCATCGTCCAATGTCGTGAGACCCGTATCCGGATCAAAAGGCCCCTTCCACACGCCCTGGTCAAATCCGAGACCAGCAATATCGAATGAAAAGTAGACGCCGGCCAGCGGTACGGTGATGTTCCGCGATATGCCTACCCATTCACCCACCGCATCGAGCTGGACACCAATCGCCTGATCCAGGTCAAAGTCAAATGGCAGAGTGGAAAGGAAGTTGACCCCGTCAACCATGGGCTGACAGATGGTCTCAACCACGGCCATATATTTCGGCTTCTGGTTGTGTTCCGATGTGATCAGGCCCGTGTAGTCGCTGATATCTGCCATGTCATGTCACGTTGAGGGTTATGGAGGCGAGCGTGGCGCTGGCCGCCTCATTGAACAGCAGCGAGGCATCTGGCGTACCAGCACCATGAGGACCTGTCAGGGCCAGCGAAACGATCTTGAAGGTCGACGATCCAGCCACCGACTTCGCGGCAGAAATACAACTATCCCATTCGACGCAAGCCGCCTGGCCACCACCGATTCCAGTTCCGTTGATGTAGTCCACGATGGCCTGCTGGGCAGCCTTTCCGATCAGAGATGTGTATCCGTTCAGCGCCTTGATGGTCAGGACTACAGTGATAGGAGCATTCGTCGGCCGGAAGTAATTGATGGTGATGGGACGACCATAGATGTCGGTTACGACTTGGGATGTCGTGCCATAAGTGCCGCTGCCCGGGGTCTTCTTGGCAGCGATCGCATTGGCGATGGCCACTGAATCACCGCCCTCTACTACCAGCGAAATCGAGTGAGCTGGTATGCCGTTGCTGTCGGTGCTGTTAGTGTCGTTCTCGTAGCCACGGTACCGGGTTACACCGGACACGCCGGCAACCGCGCCCACGATCCCCTCGAACACTGTCAGTGAGGGTATTGCGGTCGAGATCTTTTGCCGCGAACGGAGAGCCGCATCGCTCTCCACCTCGGCACCAGGTACCGCGTCAGCAGGATTGGTCACGCTCTGCCAGCCCCGCGTGGGCGTGTTGATGGTGGTGATGGTCCCGGCCGGAGCCGACACGGCACCGATGGCCGCGCAGGTCGCGGTGACGGTGATCAATCCGGACGGCGGAATGGTCACGCTGGCCGGCAAGTTCCAAATATTGTTGTTCTGATCCCGGACCGATCCGCCGTTGATGGTCACGGCCTGGCCGGTGATCAGCAGATCGACAGTCGAATAGCTGGCGCTGTTCTTCTTGATCCCGTTGATCTTCACGTTGCTGGCCAGCGCCTCATTTTGTGCAGTCGATGGGCTGAACGAGCGATAAATCGCGATCGACACAGAATTGGCATCGTTGATCGCCGCGGCGAAGACGCCCAGGAGCTGGCCGTCCTTGCTATCGTTCTCCAGATAGGTGTCCTCGCCGTAGATCGCACGATACTTGGTCTTGAGAAAGTCCAAGATATCCGCATAGGTCGGTGCCGTGATGCCATTGGCGTCGATGGTCGGTGCAGTCGTCGTGATCACAGTAGGCTCTGGACTTGGGTTGATCCGTAGATGGTGTCGATGGTCGCGTTGACCGAGAGATTGCGCGTATCAGCGCTGACGGAGCTGCTGTAAGCGGTCAGCCGCAATACACCAGGCGTGCGCAGGATCCGCTGCCTGATGGCGGCGTCGTAGGTGGTGGCCGTGTTCTTCCCCAGCACCTCGGTGCTCCACGGCGTTCCATCGCTGGTATCCACGAACCACTCGCCCTTGAACAGTTGCAACCGGGTGTTGACGGCCTGGGCGACGGCCTCTGGCGAGTCCGTCAGAAAGTCGAGTTCTTGCCTGCCGAAGACGTAATCGCCGTCGGCATCCTCTTTTCTGTACCGCATGGGAATCCTCAGTTGACGCTGCTGGTCGGGTTGCCGGCCGTGGTGGTGGTGTGGGTATGGGTGTCATCCACGCGCTTGCCATTGGCAGAGATCTGGCCGACCACGTTCAGGATGCCGGTGAAGATGGCGGCGGCCCCGCTCGTCGCCGAACCAACCATACCGGCGATGAAGGTAAAGACACCCTTCACCAGAACCGATCCAGAGAAGGAGCTGTGCGGTGCCACCACATCAAAGCCACCTGGCGCGACCACCTTAATCTCTCCGGTACCGGGGTTCAGGTCGATGAAGGTTGCTCCATCATCCGACCGGAGTTGCGCACTAGTGGTGCTGATGTTGGACAGCGCACGCGGCTGAGACCGGAAGCCGAGAATGGCGAAGCCATCCGACAGATCGTGCATGCGCAACTCGGCCTGCTCCTGGATCCCTCCAGACTGCCACCAACTATCTATGCAGCGGGAGGCGAACACCACCAGGCACTCATCACCCTGGGCAACGGGGAAGGTCATGCTGCAGCCGCCCGCACCAGGGAACTGCACGGGGCAGTCCAAGAGCAACGGAAGTTGAACGCTGGCGATCGTCCCGCCCAACTGGCGGACCAGCATCTTGATAGTGGGCTGTGCAGAGCAAGTTTGCGCATCCGGGTCAAATGACTCAATAATGCAAGGAAGCGCCGTCCATATCCCGCTGCGCATGCCGTCAAATGCCTCGCGCAAGGCGGTTTCTGGGTCCGCTACCCGTTCTCGTCTATCCATGGAGTCGGTAGAAAAATCGAAGATCGTTGTCACTAACCAAACTTCTTGATGATGGCCACGTCGGCGGGCGGCACCGTATGCTTGTCTTTGAAGCTGTCCGGGAGGACCGTCACATCGGCCGCCAAGCAAATTACATCGGTATAGAAGTCCTGGCCGCGCGTATCGCCATGGTGCTCGGCCGTCATGACGTAATAGAAGCCGTCATCTTGAATCTTGGCCTGCTGGCCCACCCGAAAGTTCTGCGCCTGCTGCAGAGTATTTAGGCTGTATTCGTACCGCTGGATGCTTTTGTTATCCAGTCGGATCAGCTGGCTGATTTTCACGTATGGATTGAGCAGCATCTTCACCGTGATGCCATTCTGTGTTTGCTCCGGCAGGCCGATCATGCCCGTCTCCGAGGTGATGACCGGGATCAGCCCTGGGCGATAGGACGTTTCTGGCACCAGCTGCACCTTGCCATCCTGGATACTCCAGACCGCTTGCGCAGTGCGCGCCGCGCCGCGCATGAAATCGCGCGCCATGCCGAACATCACCTTCCCGCGCGGTAGCGGATTCTTCGGCAATTCGAACATGTAATCTAGACTGACGCCAAACGGTGCCATCGCAGTGCATGCGGCCTGGACATGCTGCTCCACGGTCGACCCAGCCGCGAGCGACGTGTTGACCACGGCAAAGTTATAGGCGCTGTCGCCATCGGCCGCCGTGATGTCCAGGTAAGTATCGGTCTGATTTTCCCGACCACGCCGGACCTGCTTCACGCTCCCATCGAAAATGATGCCGTAGTTGCCGGCATAGCCCGCCTGCAGCACGATGCGCGTGAACTCCTGTTCAATGCGCTGCCGGGTCGTCTCCGAGACGTTGTAGACACGTGCACGCAGCGAATTCGGCGTCTGCAGATCGCCGCGCCTCACATCGAACACGATGCGCAACTCGGACAGGTCCAGCGCTGCACCGGCGTCCTTGCCGACGATCAGCGAGATCTTACGGCCATATTGCGCAACGCTCATCCGGATCTCCAAAAACAAAACCCCGCCGAAGCGGGGTTCCTGTGGGTTACAAATCTATTCAGTCTGGCGGGTCCATGGTCAGCAACGAAAGCTGCCTCGACTCGCCATACATAGAAGCATGGTTATCGCTTATGCACTTCTGGTCTTCAGCGGTCTCGGTGCGCGAGAGATATCTGTCGCATAGGCCAATGCCCTGCTCCAGTTGCAACATCGACGCATACCGGCTGCGGCGGACACCCATGAAGCGGTTGATATTGCCCTGCACTACCGTGGGCGACACGCGCCGGTCCACTCCGATTTCCAGAACCTTGTGTTGCATCGGAAGGCGGTCGCGGGCGGTCGTGTGCTTCACGCCTAGGCGCGCCTGCTTAAAGGCCTTCACCAGATTGACCTTCAGTTGTCGGACTTTCGCAGTGTTGCGCGAGAAAGTCAGGAGCAGGTAGCACTGGTCTTCGTTCAGGAGCGCAAATTTTTCCTTTTGGCCAGTCTTGCTACCAATCAAAGGTCCGGTTTCAAACCGGACCTTTCCCAATTGCTCAAAGTCGGCTTGGTAATCCTTTACCATCTCGTAGACGTTTTGGTGCTTCCTGCCGAGCTGATCGGCCATCGCACGGGTATCCACCCGCGCCTCACCCTGGACATTCGCCAACTGGATGGTCGTCATTGCACACCACCTTTCGCCAGCAGGGCATAGGCCCGGCCCAGCAGTTCCGCCGACTGCTTCGAGAATTTCGTCGTATCCATGAACGCCCCCTCAGCCGGCAACTGCCATGCGGTTGAAGTAGGCCAGGCGCTCTTGAGAACTCCCTTGCCACGGATATGCCTGGGCGTATGCCTGCGGAAAGGTGAATCCGACTTTACGGGCTACCTCCCACGCCGACATCGCGCCCTCGATGAAATGATCGTGGAGTGCGGCCCCCATATTCGGGTTCAGGCTGCGGATTGCGTCACCATGAGCGGACCACCAGGCCCGCAACCAGAGCATGTGGTTGCTCAAATGCATCAGCGTGTCATGGTCCAGGCTTGGCGACTCGGCACGTGGATTGGCTGCCACGCCCTCAGTCCAGTATTTCCAGAGGACGTCATCGCACTCGTTTTGGTACTCGATGACCTTGGCGCGGATGGCTACATCGATGACCTTGCGGGGCTCGATCGACATCAGCCAGCCGGGAAGCTTGCGCAGGGCCATGCACGTGACAGCCCGCCGCTGATAGTCTCCCGGAAGCTGCATGGTCAACTCGACCACGGATGAACTAAACCGGGTTTCAGTCAGCTTACGATGCTGGGATTTCCAGTCAAGGCCAATTCCCCGGACGACCGGCCGCATGGGCACATATGGCTGATCTTCGTGGCTCACCAGATACAACTCGGAGCCGTGAAATGGGACATGTATCGGCTGAATTTGACCGGCGTGCGCCGGCAGACTATGATGCCGCATAGTGGTTCCTCTCTAAGGGTTTCACTGCACTTCACGCCTCAACGGTTGCCGCCGTTGGGGCGTTTCTCTTTTGGGCGTTCATGCATTGGCGCAAAGCCGCGACCAGCATGGAGTTTTTCGAGCGGCCATCTCGTTCTGCTTCCTCTTTCAGCCACAAGTCAACATCTTGGGGAAGACGATATTGCGATCTGATCACGTCATTCATAAGACCTCCTTTGTCACTACGCAGTCACTATACGAAAGTGACACGGTAGTGTCAAACTCTTTTTATGGAAGATACCTACCGTTCTCAATTTCGCCTGCCTTACGCGCTTTACGAACTCCTGAAAGCCGCTGCAGACGCCAACAAGCGATCCGTCAACGCGGAGCTTGTTTCTCGCCTGGAACAGTCGTTCTCGCCAAGTCCAAGTTTCGACTTCGATATGGCCCAATACGCGACGCTAAAAGCCGACATCATCAAAGACCTTGTGGCCGAGTTGGAAAATCAGGGGAAGATCTCAAAACCTTGAGCGGTCGAGGTTTTTCTTAAAATTACTAAAGCGCAAGATAGGGGTAGACCTGCGTGGTCAACTTGACCACACAGGTATCACCAAGATGGTGATGCCTTGGTCTGAAAGGCAGTGAAGGCATGGTCATCTTGACCATGCCTTGGTCGAGTGGCCAGCAAAGGCGTGGTCAAGATGGTGACTCAGCCCGAGCGCCCCTTGAACCGTGATCAAGTTGATCACCGTTGAAATATCTGTTGCTAAGAAGTTACCCAATACACATGGGACCCGACTCCGAGATCCTCAAAGGTCGGCGTGTCGTCTGGGTCCACTGAGCCCTGAACCCAGAGGCGGCCAGCGAAGCCCAGATAGTCGTATTGCTCCAGCAGGTTGCAACCTGTCACAAGCGGCATCCCACTGACCAGCGAGTTGCCGTTCGCATCGGCGATATCCAGCACCCAACCAGCACCGCCAGCCGCCCGGTACTGCAGGGTCATCTGGTAGGTGACGGTGCCCAAAGTGACGGAGAACTTTTGCGGCGTAGGGTCGAGAGGAATCTCAAAAAAATTTGGCATCACATGTTCTCCGGTGCAACGGTTCCACCCGGTGCCGGAGTCGCGGGCAGCGCAGCCTTCACCCCAGTGTTCTCAGTTTCCGCAGTCTTGGCGGGCTGAGCCTGATCCGATCTAGCCGGGAGTGACGTGACCCTCGTATCGACGATACGCACTGCCTTGAAGGTGGCTTGCGCCATGAGCGCGTTGCCCGTGCGGGGGTCCCGCTTCACCACCAGCGACTTGAAAAGCATGCTGTCGTAGATCCGCATGCTGGTCATCACGCTGAACGGCCGCGCCGTCTCCTGGAGCTCCAGCAGCTGCGAATAGACCAACTGGATGTATTCGGACGATGGCAGCGCACCGCCAAAGAAAGTACCTTCGGCGGTGCTCAGGAGCGCCGCATAGTCCGAATTGCTCCATCCACACTGTATGGTGACCACTGGATTTCGCTTGAAGGCGTGATCGGCGATCTCAGCGCCCCGCTCCACAGGATGCTCCGTGACCTGCATCTCGTCCTCATGGGTCTCCTCGACGGCCACCTGAATGGCAATCGCCCCGATTTTCTTCGGAGTGATGAGAACGTTGTCCAGAATCACTGAATTGCCCCTTGCAGGTTTCTCACGATGTCAGCGTTGACGCCGCGCTGCGCGGCCGATACGGATTGCGCAGCGCTGTTGGCATCGGCCACGCCGTAGATGTTGATATTGGTCTGCTGAGCCAGCTCGACGGCGGAGGCTCCGCGACGTGCGGCCTTACCCTCCGTGTCGCGCGGCCGCTCGTAATACCGCGACACGATATCGCCAGCCTGCTGTGCGTTTTGCGCCGCCCGGAGCAACTGCCCCGCGCGCTGCTCCGCCCCCTGTGTCAGCTCGTAGTTCACGAACTGCAGCTGTTCCATCAGGTTGGATTCACGGATGTCCTTACCGGACCAGGCGCGGAAGTTGGCTTGGCGATCTGGGTGCCACTGGGCCACGCCATAGGCGCTGCCGCTGTCGCCAGTAGCAGCGGGGTTCAGGTTGCTCTCGGCGCGAAGATTCGCCACCAGGCCGACCGCTTGCGCGTGAGACCAGCCCATGCGCTGGAAGAAACCGACCGCGTCTTGTGCGTTTGCGGGAGGCTGCTGACCAGGCTGGATGCCGGCCGCTGCCCGTCGCCGGGCGAGCTCCTGCTCTTCGCCTGAGTTCAGGTCGCCGCTATGCAGCAGCAGGCCCAGTCCCACGCCGGCCCTTGCCAGCCATGGGAACATCCTGGCCAGCAGGCCGCCACCAGCTGCGGCACCTGCTGCAGCGCCACCACCGCCAGCTGCCGCCCCGGCCACCGCCGAGGCCGCGCCCATCGCCCGCAGTGCCGTCACCATCTTCCAGATGCCCGCGACCAGCTGGAAGCCGCCGAGTACCTTGAACGCAGCAATCGCCACCAGGATCTTCGTGCTCCAGCCATCAGTCGCCTTGTCCAGGCTGACAAAGATGTCGGCGATGGCGGCCAGCGGCGGCCCCATGGCGGCAGCCGCATCGATGATCGCAAGAGCGATCGAGGCGACCCGGTCAGCGATGAGCGGTGAGTTCTTCTCGAACCATTCGCGGAAGGCCTGCAGCTTCGGCCCGATCTTCTGGACCAGCGCGCCTTCCAACCGGATGGCAAAGTTTTCAAAGGTCGTTCCCAGATCCCGAAGCTGGATCATGAACAGGTGAGCATCCTCAGCGGCCTTGTCCAGGCCGTTGTTCTTGGACATCTCGCGGTACTGCTGCATGAAGCGGGCGAAATCGCCATTGCGCATGGCCAGCAGCAGGTTCTGGTCAATGCCAAGCACGTTTCCATACTGCGCTGCCAGCCAGGTAGGACGCTTCCCAAGCTCCTGGCCGAGGTCCGACAGAATGTCCACCGTATCGCGCAACTGGCCGTTGGCGTCTCGCGTCTGCACGCCGATGGACTGCAGATAGCCCTCGCCGGCTGGGTTCTCACGGAGAAACTTGGCCAGATTCTCGACGGTACCGAGCGCAGCTTGGCTGCTGATGCCCAGGTTCTTGGCCGCGTACTCGAAGGCCTTCAGGCTGGTGGCTGCGGCACCGGTGCGCTGGCTGACGAAATACAGGCCTTCCAGCTTGGAGGCCAGGGCCGATACTCCAGCCCCAATGGTCAGCGCCGCGCCCTGGATGGTGGAGACCAGGCGCACTACTCCCTTGGTCGCTCCATCCACCCCATCCTTGAAGTTCTTCAGGCCTTTTTCATCGACCTTGAAACCCAAGGCGACCAGGAATTCCTTGATGATAGCGGTATCAGCCATTGTCTTCATTTCGCGCCCGGCGGCGCGCCTCAGCTTCGTTATCGGCCTTCACGGCCATGGCGTCGTTCATCAGTGCAATGTCGTGGAGACCGAGCGTGCCATCGATGATGGATTCATACCGGCAGACCCCGGCCAGCGCCGGCGCCAGCAGCCAGTCCTCACCATCCGGCAAGGACATTAGCCAGCTGGTGTCTCCGGGCTGCCCCCTGGGCTTGTAAGCAGCCCTTGAATAAAAGGGCCCAGGTTCACCACGATGCAACGCACGGTGAGCGGGAGCATGACGCCCAGATCAATGTCATCGAACATCGGGCCCTTGGCCTGCTCGTTCCAGGCAGCGGTCCAGCCATACTCGTTCTTCCGCTGGACAGCTGCCATGCAGGCGTCCATCACGTATTCCGCGTCCTCGTCGTTCATCTTGGCCAGGGCATCGGCAAACGGCTGAAGCACTTCAGCCAAGCCATCCAGATCGGCAGAGATTCCGCCGCCAGATTTCACGCGGGTGAACACGGGAATCAATTTGGGGATCAGGGGCGCGATGCGGCGGGAAACGTGGAACTGTTTCTTCGCCGACATCTTGCCAATGGAATAGGCCTTCCCGGCCACTTCAAGTTCTACGCCCATGATCAGTAGATACCCAGAATAGAGTCGAGCTTAATTACGTCGAAGACCCAGGCCACTATGTCGCCATCCTTGGCGTATTTCATGTCTGGAGCCTTCTTGAACGCGCACTGGCGGCCGGCATGCACGTCGCCGCTGGCTGAGTTGGTCACAGTGATGATGTTCTTCCCGTGGAGGCGGCTATCCAGAGTCTGGGCATTGTATGCAGCCATCAACTTTGCATTCACCGGCGCGGTCTTCAGGTAGCGCAAAGTGATCTGACCGGATTTGTCCCCATGCAGGCTGTGCATACCTTCACCATCCCCGGCCACGGTCATGGTGTTCTTGTCGCCGTTACGCACGATATCGATGCCCTCTTCGGCAACCGCCTCGCCATAGCCAAGCGAAAATTTGCCAGACGGACCATTGAACGATGCCTGGACATCCAATAAGGAATAAGTTGCCATGTTTCAGCCTTTACTTAGCGGTTGACGTTGATCAGGATGTCGGCGGTGTGGATGGCACCTGCTTCCTTGGCCGCAATCTGGAACGGCACCGACTTGCGTGCCTCGCGGTTCGATTGCGACTGCGATGCAATCGGCGGGGTGTAGACGTAGTAGCCCTTGCTCAGGGTGTCGCCCTGTTTCAGCACACCGAAGCCGCCAGCGTTCCACACCCCAGGTGCCAGATAACCGTTGTTCACAGCCGCTTCGCACGCACCCTCGATAACCGAAGCGATCAGGGCGTTACCTGCATCGGTCTGCGGGATCTTGGTCGTGCTCTGGTACAGCAGGTTGTAGACGTCGGTCTGCACGCGGTTCTGGAACCAGATCGAGTTGTAGATCGAGTCGATGTAGATGCCACTGGGTGTGATGCCGTACTGCACCACCGCCGTGTCGTTGTTGTATTCGACAAACACGTTGATACGCTTGGCCTGCAGCGTGTTGGCCTGCGTCGTGGTCAGGGTCTCGGCAACGATGCCGGGCTCCTGCTTGTACATCAGGGTGATCGTCGTGTTGTTCGCGTCGAAGTCCGTGGTCAACAGGCGCCCCAGCAGCGATGCACCAGCGAACGGCATGCTGGAGAACTGCCCGAACGAATACTTGTAGGACTTGGCCAGCATGCGGCTGGCAATGTCGGTGGTGCTGGTGGGATCCAGGACCGCGGCCGTGGAGGTCGAGACTGCATGGAGGTGCTTCTGATCGGCCTCGATCAGGTCACACACTGCGATCAACTGGTCATCGGTCAGCGAGGTATCGGCAAACGCCAGGCCAAGGAACTGATTCGAGAAGCGATCCAGGAACAGCGACACGCAGGCATCCGGAGCCTCGGCGACGATCCCGTCTACCGGTGCCGGCGCCACACCGCTGGTCATGCCCAGCATGGCGGAGATGTCGGTACCGGATCCGGTCGCGCTGGCATAGCTGACCTTCGAATTGGCACCGGTGGTGGGCGAGGTGATCACAAACTGAGTGCCGTTCCACACGCAGACCGCGCCGGCCAGCGCCGTAGTGATAATCGTGGCCACGCCGTTCAGGTTGGTCACTCCGGAGAAGTCGAGCGCAGAGAGCGTCTTCACCGTCCCGTCGATCGTGACGCGGAAAGACCCGGCCGTCACGGCCTTCCACAGGGTCAGCTCCTGCTGTGCGGTGGACAGCGCGGCCCCACGCAAAAGGCCAGCGGTCGCAGTCTTGGCCCAACGGCCAATGCGCAGTTCGGACGGCTGAGGCGTTTGCTGGAAATACAGAAGCGCAGCCTTGTATTCCGGGTCAGTCGTACTGAAGTCGCCCCCCCACCTCGGTGATCGATCCGTAGGAGCGCATGCGCTCAGCGGTATCGATAACGGCCGTTGCGCCCAGGAACAGCGCCGTGTTCAGGTTCGCGCCTTGGGCCGCCGCTGGCGACATGTTGATGGTGACGTTGATCAGACGCGACACGGGCAATCCATTGCTCATGGTGGCCTTCCTTTACTCGGTGATGGTTTGATTCGAGGTGATCGGCACACTGCCGTCGGTTTGTGTCTGCACTTGGGCAGAAAGAAGATTCAAAACTGGGTAGCTGCGCTGGATCTTGCGGCGCAGCCTGATGCTCAAGTCATACCGGCGAATCCACTGCTGGTTCACCAGATCTGGCACGGCGCGGATGACTTCGGCATCGATGAAGCGCATACCCTGCAGCCCGATAGCCTCATTGTTCTGCGGGATGGTCAGCCCATCGGCCAGGGCCTGCGCGAGGCCCTTGGCGCCAGGGCCATAGAAGCTGCAGAGCACGGTCAGGTCCTGGTGACGGATATAGACGTCGTTGCCCTGGCCAGCGGGGTCATGCTGGAGGGCTGGCCCGGCATCGTTCTGCTGGCTCATCACGCCGAAGGCGCACCAGTTCACGCCAGGTTCAGGCTGTTTCGGTACCGTGGGTTGCCATCGTGGGCGCACCATGGCGCGGGGGAGACCTGAGATGCCGGCGATCATGTCGTGCAGCAGGTTGTCGAGGTCGTCGTCGTCCAGCGGCGGCGAGGCAACAGCCGGCACCAGGTAGCCGCCTGTTGCGCTCGTGTTCATGGTTTATCCGGAGAGTGGTTTCAGGTCACAGGTCGCAGCGACGAAGCCGCGACCGAAGTGGGAATAGTTGTTCACGTTCGAGACCGTGTAGCGGGTACCGCTCCAGATCACCTCATCGGCATCACGGCCGGCACCACCATCCTGCAGGCGGAAGATCGTGTGGATCGTGATGGACCCGACGATCCGGCTGCCTTCGGCGATCCGCTGCAGCACATCACCACTGTCGCTGGTCACCACGCCGGCAAATCGCGTCTGCGTCTCGGTGTTCGTGGCCCGGCCATCGTCGCCGACCACCTGGTCCTGGCGACAGCACATGATCCCCGTGTCCATGAAGTCAGGATCGAGCAACACATCGGTGACATCGAGCAGCGCCATGTCATTTTTTCTTTCGTATCACGTAGGTAATTGAGTTGCGCAGCTGGCCAGTGTCGATCAGCGGCTTCGCATATTCGGTGCTGGGCTCCATGCCGCCGGCGCGCCGTTCCAGTTCCAGAATCGCGCCCTTTCTGCCGCGCCGCGCGCGCTGGCGCAGGGTGGCTTCGGAAAGGGCTGGTCCGATACCGCTGTTAATCCGCGCACGCACCGCGTTCTGCGCTTCCAGGCCAGCACGCCCCATATGGGTCTCGGCACCGCTCTTGTCGCCGTCCAGGGCCGCTGATGCGGCCTTGCCCAGGCGCACGGCCACCTTGCCCTGCACGCTGGCCACACCAGGGACCAAAAACGGCCGAGCTGGAAGATTGTGCTCGGGCATGCCTGTCTCTTGCATGTAGCCGATGACAGCATTGCTCGGGGGCGGCATACCGCCGTCATCGTCCGGCTCACGCTCCGGCGCACTGTCAGGGATGCCGACGAGCACGTCCTTGCCCGCCAGATCATTGATCGCCTGGAGGACCTTTGCGAGGTTGTCTATCTTGATGAAATCGGGCATGGCCGCCTTCCTGGCGGCCGGGCGCTATACCTGCAGGCCGCCAGCGCCGAAGAGTTTTGCGAGGGAGGCGTATCGAACGCCGTACGTCGTGAGGTTCCAGAAGCCGGCACCGTCGACCGTGGCGGCGTTGGTGTCGTAGCTGGCGCTGACCTTGTCGACGGACTTGCTCGACTGTGGCCCGGTCATCAGGCCTGGCACGCCACCGACCGAGGTGGCCAGTTCGTCACGCCTTGCCAGCACCAGGTGGTGGGCGGTGACCAGTTCGACGCCCTGGTCGGCCAGCCCACCCCAGCGCACACGGTTGACCAGGTTCTCAGCGACCGTCAGCCAGAACGTGACCTGAGCATCAGGATAGATGCCTGCATCTTCAAACTCTGGAAAGTGCTGCCTGAAAGTCGCTGAGTCCATGGTTTTCCGTCACTTCTTGCTGTTTTTGGTGCCGTCGGCCTTCGGCTCGGTCGCCTTCTCGCGCTCGGCCACCGCGACCTCACGCGCATCCACCGCGCTGGCCTTGGCCTGGACAGCGGCTTCCGCGTCTGCCAGGGCCAGGTCGCGCTTCTCCAGCGCTGCGGCCTTGGTCTTGGCGGCTTCCTCCGCCTCGGCCAGCGCCTTCTCGCGCTCGACCAGAGCGGCCTTCTCGGCCTCCAGCAGCTCCAGCTGCTTGCGCAGGTCCTGCTCGCGGCCATCGAGCTCCACCAGCAGGGCGTCGGCGGCCTGGCTGTCCTCGGACTTGCTCTCGCCCGGATCCTCGCCGGTATGCAGTTTCACATACCAGTGATTGACGAGCGCAGAGTCAACCTCATGCGAGCCGACCCCGAAAGCCTTCTTCTCCTGACCTTCCAGGAGTTCGAAGGGCGTATGGACGTAGATTTTAGCCATGTGCCCTCTCCTTAGATACCGTCGCGGTAGGCTGCGGTGACGCCGTAGCGCCATTCGATCTGGCCGATACGCTCCCAGTATGTGGTGATCTGGAACAGCGAACGGTATTCCAGCGGAGTGCGCTGCAGATCGGTCATGGGGAACTGGACGTACTTTTTGTCGTCGTTGTACGCCACCATGCGGTCGACCGTGCCCAGCTGGCCCAGGGTACCGCCAGCGCCAGCGCCGATCAGCCACTTCAGCTCCAGGATCTGCAACTTGACGCCCTGCTGCGTGCAGATGTTGTTTTCCAGGATGTAGGTCAGGATGGACTTGTTGCCGGCCGAACTGATGATGCGCGATGCGATATAGCCCAGCTTCGCAGGTGGCAGCATCAGCTTGTTCGGCTTCACCTTCCAGCCAGACGCCTGCCAGGCGGAGGTCAGAATTTCATTGACGTCGGCCAGGATCTCGTCCGGGGTCTTGGTGTTCCACTGCGGGGTGCCGTTGGCACCGTTGGCGACGTTGGTCACGCTACCCACCGCGGAGGTCGAGTTGACCAGCCCAGTGAAGCCGAGCTGCGAGTCGCCGTAGTAGACGATCTGGTCGATGTCCATGTTGCGCTTCAGGTTCATGGCTTCGACCTTCTGCACATCAATGGGCAGGCCCAGCTTCTGCGACTTCACCAGCTCGGGGACGGTGTACTTGACCTCGGCACCCCACAGGCGCATGGGCTGCGGAGTCTTGCCGATGTCCACCGACGGACCTGCCAGGGCATTGCCCTCGTTCGAGATCCAGTTCAGGCCGTTCGGGTTGATGCCGCCGCTCATGCCGAACGCAGAGTTGGTGAACGACGCGATCTCATCGGCAGCCGAGACGTCGGTGCGGATGAAGACGTCACGGGTCCAGGTGTATTCGACCAGCGGCTCGTTCAGGGTCTGGTCCAGGCGTTCCAGCTGGCCGACCAGGAAGGCACCGGTCGAGTCCAGAGTGGAACGATCATAGGTATATTGCTCGTCCCGGGTATAGGCGCGAGCGATGCGGCTCGACGCGACGGCGATCTCCCGGGCCTTGAGATGATTCTGCACGGACATATCCATTTAAATGGCTCCTAAGATGAAAAAACCCCGCCAGAGCGGGGTTCTATGAGGTTGATGCGCTGTAGGCGCCGGGGGATCAGGGGTTGATGGCCAGCTCGGTGATGCCGTAGGCATCGGCCGGGCCGGTGAAGTACCAGCGAGCCGGCATCACGATCAGGTTTTGCCCGATGGTGAACGAGTCGTTGGCGGAGAAGGCCGTGCCACCCGCCGTGATCGTGAAGTTGATCTGCGAGTTGGCATACGGTGTGCCCACAACGCCAGGCGGCAGGCTGGCACCGTCCGGAGCGGTCACGGTGAACGCGGTGGCGCTGGTGAACTTGATCGCGTAGCTACCGCTCACCGGAGAGGCACCGCCCGAGATGGAGCCGACGGTACCGTTGCCGGTATTGGTTCCAGCGGTGACCGCATATTCGGGAGCGGCTTCGAAGCCACCCAGCGGCTTACCAGAGCTGGGGTTCGCAGTGCGAACGTACACGCGGCCGCCCTTGGCCGCAGCGGCAATGCCGCCCAGAGCCACATTGACGTAACCTTGCTTCAGGATGTCGGTCACGCCGGAGGTCGGCGGAGTGGAGGTACCCAGCGGGTCAGTGCCGTTACCCTGGATCGGATACGGACGCAGATTCACGCCGTAGACCGAGAGAACACCGTCGGACGCGTTGTTGATGGGCTGGATCTTTCCCGACACCAGCTTGACCGGCAGGCCGAAGGCCAGCGGGGGAGCCGCAGCATCGATCTGCTGCGGCTCGATGATGGCAGCCTCGACGCGCTGCAGGTCGCCGGCGAAACCGGCCGGCATGCGGTATTGGTATGCTTGGTACGAAGGCATGGCAACTCCTAAATTAGTGGTTGTTCCAGAAATCCTTGTTCCGCTTGTTGATATCCAGGAACGAGGAGTTGGTTTTGTCGTTGGTGGTGGTGTGCTGCACGTGCACGGCTGCGTTCTTGCGCTTGACCAGCTCCGACGCCGCGTTGAAGAAGGCGCGGGCTGAGTCGCAGGTCAACTTGCTGACGTCGGCATCGCCGGTCACCACCTTGACCAGATCCTCGTGCTCGCCGGCCAGGGCCACGGTCAGCGCGCGGCGGCGGAAGCTGCACAGAGCGTCGACGGAGACCTTCTTGTTGGCCTTGGCATCGAAGGTCGGGAACTTGATGCCGGGCGCGAGGATCTCGGCGCGGGACTTGGCATCCTGGAACTCGGCCACCAGGGATGCGGAGTCGCCGGTCATGGTCGGCGCATTTGGATCGGCGGCATCGGGATCAGCATCGGTGGTCTTTTTCTCTTCCGGATCCTTTTCTCCGGAGTCGGCGGTCTTCCCGGATTCCAGCGCCGACACGCGCTGGCCGAGAACTTCGACAGAGGATGCCACCTTGGCGATGGCGGCCAGCACCGGGTTGTCCGGATTGTTCGGATCATCCTCGTCCGTGGTACCGGCCTGCTTCGTGGCCTCGGCGGTGCCCGGCATATGGATGTGGACGTGGGTGTCCTTTTCATCGTCACCGCCCGCACCATCGGGCAGCTCGTCCAGGACCTTCTCCAGGCCCTCGGAATCGCGGGTGTTGAACAACTTGCGCAGTTTGTCGGCAATGACCGACTTGGTCAGCTTTGCAGCCATGGGGGTTTCTCCAATCAATTTTCCAGAATCCTGCACAGAACACACAGGTCCACAGCGGGCGCTTTCTACAAACGCCACGTGGTTGCCCACGATGGTCGATTGCCGCGCCCGCCCAGGCGCGATTTGCTCGTATTCGGCGTCGTAGCCGCAGCTGATCTCCTTCAGCTTCTTCTTGACGATGAGATCAATCAGTTCTTGGTCGGTGATGAGGAGGTCGGCCAGCAGCAAGTTCGCCTTGTCGCCCTCGCCGCGCCGCACGTTGTGCGTGGTGCCCTTGGCGACGTCCTTCCAGGTCAGCGGCGTGACCAGTTCCGGGGGATGCTCAATGGTCACGGGCTTGCCGGTGAAGCTGGCGATGGTTTCTGCACTGAAAACGACATCCGCGTCGCGCTCAACCTCGATCACGCCGTCTTTGTCCTCCAGTTCCGGCAGCTCGATCGCCGCGTACATCTGCGGGCCGATGCGCGCGATAGGCACCTCTTCGCAAAGCAGGAAACCCTCGGCGGTGATCGACTGCTTCGGCCCCAATTGCTCATTGGTCAGGAACCCGCTGGCGGTGATGGAATCGGTTGTCTTCGTAGCACTGGCGCTACACTTTTTGCAGCTGCATGGCTTGCTCATGGCATGGGGACGTAAAAAAGCCCGCGCAAGGCGGGCAAAATCGATGAAATCAAGCGAACGGGAGGGCTGCGGCGTATAATTTCAGACAGGCCGCCGGAGGTTTAAACCACCACGCCGTGCAGCGTGCGAGGAACCTTACTCAAACGACGGCCCCCTTCTTCCTTACTCCACCAGGCCATGGTCGTAATACCGTCGACCATCCTGGTAGCTCTTCACAGTCAGGATCGCCCTCCTGCTCTTTCCCTCAAGCATCAAGGGGGCCTCATAGGTCTCCACCGCCAAGATGTTCGGATCGCCGCGCTTATCAGGCGCAGTGGCTACCAGTTTGGAACGCTGCAGCAGATCTGGAATGGCCGGAACGGTCTTGGCCAGGCCCTCCCCGCTGCCGGACAGCGTGTGCTTCACGCCGGTCTTGGTGACCTGAATCTCGTGTCCTGTCGCCGCGTTCTTGAAGCGCTTCCCGATGAACCGCTCGGCATAGGCCAGGGCCTTCTGGCGCAGATCCTTCATATCTGCATAGGGACCAAGCTCATTGCCGCGCAGGGTCACGCTGCCCTGCGAGCTGGACGCTGCACCAGCACCACCGCTACCAAACTGGCCGTTCTCTGCCCGCGGGTGATCGCCCTCCTTCCACTCGCCGGCATCGCCGGTGTAGAAATGAACGTGAATGTGTCGTGCCATGGTCAATCAGGAATAATCGGTTCCGCATAACAGCGGCAATTCGGCGAGCAACCGGGGTGCGCGCGCATACCGGATCGATCATCGACAATGGGAGGATCGTCCCACCGGAAGACCTTGCCATTGAGCTTCCGGTGGTCAGCGCGCACGTCGCTGTCACCGCTGGTGCGCCAGATATACGAATCGCTGCCGACGAACTGCGCGCGCGCCTGAGTCAGCGATGTGGCCGTCCGGCTCACCTCGGTGCGGGCGATCAGCATCGCCCTGCTCTTGGCCACCTCGCCCGAGCGCATGATTTCCTTGGCAATCTCGCTGGCACGGGTGGAGTCCTCAAGGCCTTTCAGCGTCAGCTCGTGCACGCGCTGGCCAGCCTCGCGCGGAATGCTAGTGATCAGATCCACCTGCTCAGCCAGCAGCTCCTGCAGTACTCTGCCCGTCGGTGCCTCGGTAATTTCCTCGCGCAGCGAGCGGGACATTTCCTTGGCCATCGTCTTCCAAGCGCTCTCGTCGCGCAGCGCCACGTCCATCAGCATGTTGCTGGCGGTCATGGTCGCCCACGGCTTGAGCATCTCGGCATACGCATCCAGGAGCTGCTGGATGGTGGGCACGGACCTGATATCACCGGGCTCGAATGGACTGATGATGGCCTGGACCTGGGCGGCCACCTTCTTCAGCTGCATCCCATATCGCTGTTCTGCAGCGGCCGTGCGCACCGGATTCCGGTTCTTCTTCCGCCGGTCGAGGGTGATTATCATCGCCGTCTCCACAGCCTCTTGAAGATGGAATCCTTGGTGGTGAGCGCGCTCAGGTCCGGAAGATCAAGCTCACCGCCCGGGGGCGGCGCATCCTTTTCTTGCTCTTCCGCCTCCTTAATCTCCTCGTCGGTGATGTTTCCGAACATCCCGGTGCTGGAGGCCATGCCCTTGAGCTCCTTCATGGCAGTGGAACGCTTGATCAAGTTGGCATCGAGGGCGCTTACCACCGTGGTGGTCTTCTTGTCGGCGACATCAGCCTTCTCGACCTCGGTAGGCTCGTCGAGGCTCTTGAATGCGAACTGGAAACCGGCATTGAGGGCCGTGCCCAGCACCGACATCGACATAACCTGAAACAGGCGCTGGAGGGGGGTGCGCAGGTCCTTCTCTTGCTTCTGGTGCACCTTCTCGTGGTACTGGCGGCGTGGGCCTTCGCCCGTGTCACTCAGACCGGCCGGCGACTGGCCGAACATACGGGACAGCGGGATGCCCAATGCTCCGGACAGCTGCTGCGCAAACTGGATCAGCATGTCGGCCAGGCCGGCGAAGGTATAGGTATCGGCCTGCAGCTTGTCAGCCGCATCGATAACCGTCATGCCCTCATTACTCTGAGAGAGACGGGTAAATTCGATCTGCGACATCAGGCCCTTCAGGGCATCACCTCCGGCGGCGATGATATTCCGTAGACCATCAACGGAATACGTGCGCAGGTGCGCCTTGTACACCAGCTGGCCAGCGCCGACCGAGGCGCTGTCGAACGCGATCAGGCGGTCCCAGAGCGGCTCCAGGACCGACAGGCCCCAGCCGTTCTCCGCGATGCGCTGGTAATACGGAAGGTCATCGCCCTCCAGACGAATGACCCGGCTATAGTGAATACGCCCCCGCGGCAGGCCCATGAACTCGGCCAGGATGTCGTAATAAACCGGCTTGCCCATGTCCGGGCCGTACTCGGTCACCACGTTGCCCACGGGCGGCGCGACCATCCAGCGATCCATTACCACCAGGCCTTTGAACTGGTCTTTGCCGATTGCCTCGATGCGCAACGGAGTGCTGAGATCCTGGCCATCGATCAGCATGACCGCGATGGCCCCGCCGTAAAGGCGCGCCCACTTGCCGGTCTCGCAGAGCTTGTCCCAGATCCCCAGGGAGACCATAGCGGTCTCCATTTCGGTGATCGAGGCCGGGTCGATGCCCGAGATCTCCACGCCACAGCGGGTCATGTCCTCGGGGATGGCGTCCACTGCGGCACGAACAATCCAGGATCCGCGATATGCCGCTTCCAGCTGCACGCGGTTGCGGCTTTGGTATGACAGCGAGTACGTGGCGCCCGAGGACTGGTTGTTCGTGCCCCAGCCCAGGCGTGCCTGCGCGTTCTGGAATGAGTCATTGGTCCGCTGGCGCGGGCCAGGCGCGCCTCCGGCTGCGCCCGCTGCTCGTTTCGGTTTGCGGGACATTGTGTCAATTCCTTGTTTTTACTGAGCCAGGCGAGACCAGACGCCCAGGCCGCCACGCTGCTGGATGTATCCATCCAGGCCATAGCGCACGCCGTCCCAGCAGTGATTGTGCTTGTCGACAATGACCGGAAGGATCTCCTTCGTCGTCTTGTCGACCTTGTATGAATAGAGGCGCGCCTCAGCTGCCATGTGCTTGCAGCGCTCGTGAATCACGATCTCTTCGAAGCCGCGGAGGTGGCTGATGCCGTCCTCGACGCTACCCTGCCACTTGGCTGCCGCTTGGATGTTGAACCCCTGACGCTTGAGGAAACTGATGGTCTCCGGCCGAGAGTTATCGGCCTTGATCGGCCAGTCGCGCGCCCCAGGGATCCCTGGAAACTTGGCATCGTCGCCCGGCTTCCAGGTGGACAGCTGCTCAGCAGTTGCACCATCCTTGCCCGAATACAGCTTCCACATCTCGTCCAGCTCCACGCCGATGCCATAGGCCTCGTACTCGATGTAGAGCTTATTGCCCAGGACAAAGGATCGGATCAGCGTGGATGGATCCTGTGCGAAACCGAAGTCGGCACCGAAGAACAGGCGATCTGCCTGGCGCCAGAGGTCATCGCTGAACGTGTCCACACGGTACTTCCCGGCGAAGATGACGGCGGCGCTGATCTTCTTCGGCCTGCCCAGCCAAATGTGCTCGTAGGCGTCGTAATCGACGCGCCTGCAGTACTCCATCTCCTGGCGGAGCACATCGGGGAACCACGGGTTGTCGTAATAATTCACCTCGACCACCACCGAATTGTCCGGCGGATTGGCCACGAAGCGCTGGTAGGTTGGATCGTCCTCCTCACCTGGATTCAGGCTGATCCAGATTTCGGATCCCTCCTGGCGAATGGTCGGCGTCAGCACATCCCAAGAATCGGCCGAGACCGTCTGCGCCTCTTCCACCCAGCAGATATCAATGCCTTCGGTGGATTTCACTCCGTTGGGATCAGTGCGCAGCCCCTTGAAGATGAATTCAGAGCCGACCGAACTGCGGATGCTGGTATCGGTGATGTGGAACCACGGTGCCAAGCCCAGCTTGTCGATCTGGTCCCGCAGCAACTTCAGCACCGAATCCTTGATCGTGTTTTGCACCTCACGCGCGCACAGTACGCGCACCTTCCGGCTGCTGGCGATCAGGATCAGTGCCCGAGCGATTTCCCAGGATTTGGCACCACCACGGCCGCCGTGAAAAACCTTGTAGCGCTTCGGCTTAAACAGGGGGCGGAACTTGGGCGCGAACGTCAGATTGACCGCCGCCATCGCCTTCCTCTCCCGCAAATGTGACGTGGAACACCGGGGGCGCGAGCGGTTGCCCATTGGCACCGCTGTGTTCCACCTTCGTCTTGAACATGCCCAGGTGCTGGCCAACCAGCTTCAGGGCCTCGATGGGATCCAGGGTCTTCACCTCCAGCCCCTCTTTACCCTGCTTCACCCCGGCATATAGGAGCTTGGCGCTTCCTTGCAACTTCCGGGTGTCCTCGAAGAAGGCATTGCCATGGCCCTGGCCGAAGCACTCAGGACACTTCGGATTCGGATCCTTGCGCGCGTCGTATCCGGTGCCGCCGGCCGTATCGAATGGCGCTTCCGTGAACAGCTGGCCAGACCGGTTGGCTTCTGCCTTCTTCTCAGCCATCGACTTCCCGTGGCTGATCCGGTCGGCTTTCATCTCCTGCGCGGTGCGCTGGTAGCCGAACTTCTTGCCCCAGCAGTACCGGCAACAGGTGCGGCGGAACTGCATCAGCTGCGATGGGTCGGCCGTGGCAATTGCCCACAGGCGCTGCAGCACAGCATCCTGGGTGATCTCGGTGCGCTCGGCCAGCGCGGCCTGGCGCTCGCGCACCAGCTCCTGAACCTCCGGCTTGTTGAGCGTCTCGTATGCGATCTGCTTGGCCGTCCGGGGGCTGTACCCTGCGCGGATAGCGGCCTGCGCCGCATTGAGGTCGAGGAGATACTCATCGACCAGGCGGCGAATCTTGTCTGTGATCCTCATGTGAAAAACCTCGAAAACTGCTGCTCGCCCCGCGCCGAAAAAAACGGGCGTTGCACCCGGAAAGGAACGGCTTCCCAATCGTGCGAGCTATGCCGGCCATTTACCCGTGTCGCCGGCGAGCGGAAACTACTTGATAGCCTTACGTCAGATTTGTGAACACCGGATTCGAAATATCGATCGTCGCTGTCGCGCCGACTACCGCATCCAAGCCGATAGCAATGATGAATTCTGCAGCCGATGCGTTCGCCCCGAAGGTGAACGGGTTGGTAAAGCGCTTGCCAGTAAGTGGGGTCGACGGGAACACAAAGTTCGATGCGTCCTCATTGGCGGTATCGCGACCCATCACGCTCCACAGTGTGCCAGTCGATCCATTGAAGCGAAGCGTTCCAGCCAGTCGAGTCATGCTTGAGGCAGAAACAATGCTGAAGTCGAACCCACCTTGAACACTACTTCCGTTAGTGCAAGCAGCGACAAGCGCTGCATTGTTGGTGGCTTGCAGATAGATGACTGCTGCAGATGCCGACGGATTGGTAGCGACGATGCGTGTTTTACCATTGACGACAGATACAGTGACGTTCGCACTACCCGCGACGTTCTGAACATTCCAGTCGGTAGGAATGCTCCCGCTGACGGTGCCGCTGCCCGGCGTGTTAGTCCCACCCGTAGTCCCCATGGGGGACAGCAGATTGCTGCCAGGCGTTTTATAGCGTGTCAGATTCAGCCGAGAAACCAGGGTATTGACCACCGAATAGCCGCTGACCTTTGCGCCGTTCGACGTGCGGTGAATACCGTCATAGTTTTGAATCAGGCCAGGCAGGGGGTTAAGCTGCGCTGACGCTGGATCAATCATTACGGA